TATATATATATATATATAATGCAAACTGTTAAACAACTTAAAACTAAAATTAAACAATATAAAAAAAAACATTGTCCTCCTTATTCAAAATTGAAGAAAAGTCAATTAAAAAGATTATTAACCAAATTAGGTGTTAAATATGATAATACTATGACTGTTGCTGAATTAAAAACAAAAATTAGAAATTATAAAAAAAATAGATTATGTCAAAAAGTTCCAAAAAAAAAATCTGATTTATTACTTGATTATAGATTACATAGATATCCAGATACATTGCGTGAACAAGAAAAAATATTATATAATATTGAAGATATTCTTGAGAAAGAAAATACTCAAGAATACGAAGATACATTATTAGAAGAAAGAGAACAATTAGTTAATGATATGTTAAATTTATTTAATAAAAAAACTAAAAAAACTAAAAAAACTAAAAAAACTTAAAAAAATTAATAAATATAACTTTTATATTTTTGTTATATTTGATTATTTTATTTAAAATAATCAATAATAATATAGTATGGCTAGTATAGATGAAATTATTTTTTCAGAAATGGGAGGAAGTGTGTTTGGTCATAATGCATCATACATGTTATATGATCAATTAGGTACTAAACCTAAAAGTTCGTATACTGAATCACAAAATAAAGCTATCGCATTAGTTTCATTAAATGAAAATAATGTAATTCCTTTTGGTTCATTTACATATAGAGCACAACAATATCCAGGAGATATTGATGTAATGGAACAAGTTCCTGTTTGTTGTAGTAAAGAGGAAGCTATTAAAGTTATGGAAAAAGGATTAAAAGATTTAGTTAAAAAAATAGATAAATTAAGAGGTTATTATTTAGGAGATGTTAAAGTTGGATTAGATTTAATATATAATATTGATATCGGACAATGGCAAAATGGTGTATTATATAATTATGATTATGAATCTATTGTAAATCAAATTAATTATCTTCATGATAATGGTTATTTTAATGATATTGATTATAATCAATTAATTAATACAATTAAAATTCATCCAACTCACGACGAACATGATGAATTTTATGAAGAATTACGTAAACATTTTGTTTTAAGATGGTCAGATAAAGAATTACTTCAAGGATATAAAATTGTATTACCCAATCGTAAAATAACATTAAAACAAGCTTTAGAACATAAAACTATGGTTAAAATTGATATTTGGGCACCTGTTAATGGAAAATATTTAGAAGTTAGTAATTTTTATATTCTTATTGAATTAACTAATGATGGTAAACATGTTTTAGTTAATTTACCTCAAGATTATTTAGATACTTTTGAACAAAGTATTAAAAAAGAAGTTGAAAAATTATTTTATTCAAAAGTATATTATAAACCTTTTAAATTAGTTAAACGTTTATGGAGTTTAGCAAGAATTAATAAAGATTTAAAAATGATTTATTATTTAACTCCATTAATAAGTTCGGAAGCATCATTATTATCTCAAGTTAATAGTGAAATAGATACTTTAATTTTAATGCTTGAAAATTTAGTTTCTTTGCCAATAAAAACTATGATTAATCAAATTGATTTATTCCGTTCAAAATTTTCAACATTAATTGAAATTGATTATAAAGAGGAACAAAATATTGATCATATTATTTCAAATATTGTCGAAAATTATGAAAATATGTCTAGGAATGAATTAATTAATGATTTAAAATTTATTAAAAAGTATAATACTCAACTAATTAATGATTTTACTATTAGTTATCTTAAAGCATATAAAGTTGTTCCTATTCCAAGAAATTTTTTACCTGAAAAATTAAAATATTAATAAAATAATATAATATAATATTATTATATGGATATTCAATTTAAAGAAACTTTTGAAAAAAAATATATTCTAACTAATACTTTAAATAAATTATTTAATGATCCGGAAGTTTGGGATAAAATTAAAGCTCTTAAAAATAATAATCAAATCCCTGAAAGAATTACATCTATCGAAGAATTAGTAACAAGTATTACAGAATCTTTTATTTATTTAAGACTTATTATTGAACTCAATCAAAATAAAATTTTATATTGAAATATTATATACTTATTAATATATAATGTTAAATTTTAATAATAAAGGTGTTCCTATTGCAACAATTAAAAATGATAAAAATAAGGCCGTAAAAACAATTTATCTTGATGATTCAGCTGCTACAAAAACGCCTCTCAATAAACCTGGATATGTGACAAAACCGCTTTGTGAATTCTGTGGTCGTGATTTTTATGGAAATCGAGAATTATTACGTCACCAAGCTAAAAGTTGTCAAGTTAAAAAATTATTTGATCTTAATAATAAAAATGATATTATTGACCATAATTTATTAAATAATGATTCTGGTATGGAATTAAAAATAGAACAAGGTAAAATATTTCCTTTACCTAATAAAAAATTAAGAGAAATTGTATATATTGCAGGACCTCAAGGTTCTGGTAAAAGTTATTATGCTAGTGAATATATTAAAGAATTACAAAAAATGTTTCCTAAAAAGAAAATAGTAGTATTCTCTCGAATTTTAGAAGATAAAGCACTTTCAAATATTAAAAATAAATATAGATATGATTTAAATGATGATTTATTAGAAAATAGAATTGAGCCTAAAATTGAATTAAATAATACATGTGTACTTTTTGATGATATTGAACAAAGTATTAATAAAGATATGCAAAAATATTTAGAAGATTTGAGAGATGATATTATTAAAAATGGGAGAGATCAAACTGAAAAAGGAAATGATATCTATTGTATATGTACTTCTCATCAAGTTACTGATTATGTTAAAACAAGAGATATATTAAATGAATGCACTAGTATTACAATATTTCCTAAATCTGGTTCAACATATGGAATAAAACGAGCATTAAAATGTTATTGTGGTCTAGGTGAAAAAGATATTGATAAAATATTAAATTTAGATAGTCGATGGGTTACAATTTATAAAAGATATCCTATGTATTGTGTATATGAGAAGGGTATTTATTTATTATCTAAATAAATTTATATGATGAATAATTTTCAAAATATAATCAGTGAAGCCAGAAAAAAATCATTAAGTTCTGTTGATATTTTAAATTTAGTTGATCATAAAGCTAAATTAATATTATATCCAGAATTAAGTAATTATGATCATATTGATCAAGTATTGCAGCCATTCGGGGTAGTTATTTTATTATATGAAACTAAACATCATTATGGGCATTGGTGTGCTTTAATTAAAAGAAATGATAATACTGTCGAACATTTTGATTCTTATGGATATCGACCTGATGATGAATTAGATTTTATTGATAGTAATTTTCGTGATATTAATAATGAAAGATATCCACATTTAACTGCTTTATTATATAATAGTGGTTATGTTATTGAATATAATGATAAACAATTACAACAACATAAAAAAGATTATAATAGTTGTGGTCGATGGACTGCTATGAGAATAATTTTGAGATATATTTCTATTGAACAATTTATAGAATTATTTAAAAGTGATTCTGTTATTAGTTCTGATGATTTAGTTACTTTATTAACAATATTTATATGAATATATAATCTAAAATAAAAGTATATAATATGTCAGCTAGAAATTTAATTAAATCTAATATTACTAATGATAGTGATGATCATATATATTATGATGTTATTATTAATCATGATAGTTCAAGAGGTAATTCACCATCTCGTGCTACTTTTGAAGAAACTAGAACACAATCTATTATAGATAATCCTAATGATTTTTGGTTAACTATAATTCGATTTACTGTTCCTGGTTATGAAATTCCTATTATGATATTTCCAATTGCATCTGGACAATTACAATCTAATCCTGATTTATCAAATTTAACGGTGACTTTACAATATGGATCAACTTCAAATACAACGGCTTTAATATATCAACCACGAATTTTAAGTGTTCCAGTTCCATATCCACCATCTATTAATCCTCCATCATATACACAACAAATAAGTCCATATTATTATATTTATGAATATCAACATTTTATAGATATTGCTAATACTGCTTTAAATAATTCTTTTACTACTTTACAAACTGCTGTTGCTCCTGCATTAAATTCAGCTGAAGCTCCATATTTTATTTATGATCCTAGTACACAATTAATTAGTTTTATTTCTCAAACCGCATTCTATGATATTTCATTAGCTAATCCTATTAAAGTTTTTTTAAATGGTGATTTATTTAATTTTTTTCAAGGTATTCCTGTAATTTCAAGAGCTCAAGAATATCAAATTGTTGTTTCTGATCAAAAAAATAATTTATATAATCCACCTGGTACATCTCCTGCAACTTATAGTTATTATGAAATTAAACAAAATTTTAGTGCATTAAATAATTGGAATTCGTTTACTAATTTAGTTTTTTTAACTAATTCTATTCCAGTTTTACCTGAATTTATACCATCAAGTGGTACAAATTTACAAGTTAATTCTACTAATGGAAACAGTAATTTTAGACCTATTCTTACTGATTTTTCTCCCAGTTTGGCGCAGAGTGGTGATTTTAGATCTACTCTACAATTCTACCAAGCAGGCCCTTACCGATTAATTAATTTATTATCAGATACTCCATTAAGAAAATTTGATGTTTCAGTATTTTGGCAAGATAATTTTAATAATTTATATCCAGTTATGATTCCTCCTGGAAGATCTGTTAATATAAAATTTTTATTTATAAAAAAAAATGTATATAAAACTTCATTAAAATAACAGTTCAATCATAAAAATAAAAATATAATATTATATATATATGTCATATAATCTTAATCCCTTAAACGTTGTCAAAGTTCTTGATCCAATTGTTGATTTAAATGCTGAGAGAGAATATGCTATTTTAAATGGAGGTAGTGAAGTTTCTTGGAAAAATTATGCTTCTAATTCATCTTCTAATACTTCTACTAATTTTAGCTGTCCTCCTCCAAATCCTGGTATTATTGTTGATCGTAAAGTTTATATTAAAATGCCTATTGGAATTGATTTTTATGGTACTGCTGCTGTTGGTTCAAATTTACTTCAAACCGGGTTTGATGCTTTTAGAGCACTTCCAGTATCTAGTGTTTTAAATTCATTACAAGTTACTTTAAATAATACATCATGTTCTATTAATATGGCTGATGTTATTCAACCTTTAATGAGATATCATAATAATACTGAATTAAAAGAACATGAATATTCTACTTCTCCAATGACTATGGATCAAACCCAAAATTATTCAGATTTAAATGGAGCAAATTTTGCTATTAGAAATCCTTTATCTGGATACGGTGATAGTAATGATGGTAGTCAAATGGGTAGAGGTGCATTTCCTTTAGTTAATATTTCAGTATTTCAAAATACTCCTAATTATGCTCATATTGAAGCTGAAATAACTGAAGAATTATTTTTAAGTCCTTTCTATTTTGGACATGGAAATCATTGTGGATTTATTGGATTACAAACAATGGATTTTACTTTTAATTGGGTTTCAGATTTATCAAGAATTTGGTCTCATTCAGCAGGTGCTGGTACTTTTTCTCAACCACCAGTTGTTACTTTTGGTTTACTACCTACTTTATTATTTAAATATATTACTCCAAAAGAATTAATGCATATTCCAAGACATATTGAATATCCATATTTTACTGTTGATAGATATCCAACTAATTTTAGTAATTCTTTTGTACCTAATTCAATAATTACTATCCCGTCTCAAAATATTCAATTAAATTCAATTCCTAGAAGAATTTATATATGTGCTAGAAAAACAAATAGTAAATTAACTTATACTGATACTGATACATTTTTTGCTATTGATAGAATTTCTATTAATTGGCAAAATAGAGTTGGACTTTTAAGTTCTTGCTCTTCACAAGATCTTTATAATATTTCTAAAAAAAATGGTTGTAATTTATCTTGGACTGAATGGTCTGGTGGACCTACTCTTAATATGTCTGGTACTAATAATACACTTTTTGGAACTGTCGGAAGCGTTCTAGCAATAGAACTAGGCACAGACGTAGGACTACAAGATTTAGAAAGTCCAGGTATTAATTCGTCCATACAG